GTCATTGAAATCGCGACCGCGTATCACAAAGCGGTCCTGAGCGCCGACAAGGCTGAGACGCCCCGGCAAAGCAAAAGTCCCAAGGCGGACTCTAAAGCCTGAGAAGCTGACCCCGTAATTTCGACGTGTAGCTGAGCGGACAAACCTCTTTGGTCCCGCGCCGACGCCGCACGCCTGACCGCACGGACAAGTCCTTCGCCTGTTTCCCCAACAAGCGAAAGGAGAGACCGCAATGGGTCTCAATGTAACCGCCCATACGACCATTCAGTATGGGACCAATGTTGGCCTGCTGCTTCAGCAGAAGGGCAGCAAGCTCCGCGATACCGTGAGCATCGGCAGCTACACCGGCAAATCTGCTGTGCCTGTCGAGCAGATCGGTTCCATCGAAGCGAAGGTTCGCGCCGGCCGTGGCTCGCCGGTTGTCTTCACCGACAGCCCCGAGACGCGCCGCTGGGTCGAGCCCGTCGATTTCGACACCGACGCGGAAATCATCGACAGCGCGGACAAGCTCCGCATGTTGATCGACCCCACGTCGAGCTACGCCACGAATGCCGTCTACGCCCTTGGGCGCAAGATGGACGACGTGATCATCACGGCGGCCACGGCCACCGCCAAGATCGGTGAAAACGCGGGCGGCACCGAAGCCTTCAACACCGGCACCTGTCAGGTGGGCGGCTCTGTCGGCGGCACCAACTCCGGCCTCAACGTCGCCAAGCTCCGCGCTGCGAAGCGCATCCTTCAGGAAAACTTCGTTGACCTGGACCAGGAGCAGCCGACGCTCGTGATCACGGCTCGCCAGCATGACGACCTGCTGAACGAGATCCAGATCGTGTCGAGCGACTTCAACCCGCAGCCCGTTCTCGTGGACGGCAGCGTGACCCGCTTCATGGGCTTCAACATCAAGGTCTGCCAGCGCCTCGCGTTCAGCACGACCCGCCGTGTTCTGGCCTACGTGAAGTCCGGCATTCACCTCGGCATGTGGAACGACATCCGCACTGAGGTGAACCAGCGCCCCGATCTGGTCGGCAATCCGATGCAGGTCTACGCGCAGGGCACGTTCGGCGCCACGCGCATCGAGCAGGGCAAGGTCATCGAAATCCTCTGCTACGAGTCGTAAGGAGACCTGAACCATGGCTGTTGAAAACAAGAAAACGGCTTCCGTCACCGCGCGTGACGCTACGCCGAATACGCTCACCAACTATCGCCAGAACCTCAAGATCGATGGTGGCGCGTTCACCACGGTTGCGGCTGACGACGATACGTCGGTGTTCCGCGTGTGCCGCGTTCCTTCCTCGGGCCGCTTCTATGGCTCGCTGAAGACGCACGGCGCCATCACCGGCGGCACGGATTGGGACCTCGGTCTCTACCGCACCGCTGCGGATGGCGGCGCCGTCGTCGTGAAGGATTGCCTTCTGGACGGCATCGATCTGTCGTCTGCGAGCGCCGTTCCGTCGTTCTCCGCGCTGGATGTTGGCACGGTGATCGGCAAGTATTTCTGGGAACTGGCCGGGCTGTCGTCCGACCCGCGCACGGAATACGACGTCGCCTGGACGGCGAACACCATCGGGTCGGGCGCTACCGATCTGGCCACCTACGTGCTGTTCAGCGCGTAAGGCTTCGGGGCGGGGGAGAAATCCTCCGCCCTTTCTCTTTTCCCATGACATTTGAACGGAGGCCGTGATGACCGACAGGTTTTACAACGTCGCCCTTGGCGGCTCGATGAAGGGCGATGTGACGGAGGCGGGCTCCGACTCGTCCGGCTTCGCTGCATTCCGTGTGACGTATGACGCCACGGGCAATTCCAAGGTTCAGGCGCTTCGCGCTATCGAGGCCATCAAGCAGGCCATCGAGACCGAAACCTGGCCCCCGGCCTAAGGGGGTCTGACACATGGCAACGCGAACCCCTACAGTCATCTACAGCCTGAACCACGCCACGATTGTCTGGACGGGCCTTCTCAACGGTGACGATGGCGCGGCGTTCGAGGGCTTCGATTGGGCGGATGCGTCTGTCCAGATCACAGGCACCTTCGGCGTCGGCGGCTCCATCAACATGACGGGTTCCAATGACGGAACAAATTATGTCGTCCTGACCGATCCGCAGGGCAACGCCATCACCAAGACGGCTGCGGCCGTCGAGCAGATCAGCGAAGGCGTCAAGTCGTTCAAGCCAGCCGTAACGGCGGGCGACGGCACGACCTCGCTGACGGTCACCATGTATGCCCGGAGGAACCGTTGATGGCCAAGCCGACCCTATCCGAGACGCAGGCGGCTCTTGCGAAGCTCGGCGTCATCGCGCGTGCCATTGCGGACGCCCAGGTCATCGTGGACGGCCTCGCCGGTCACGAGCAGAACGCGAAGGAACTGAAAGCTGCTGTTGAAGCGGCGCAGAAGGACAAGGCGGCTGCCGAGGCCGAGCTTGCCGAAGTGCAGGCGACCATCGTGGCCGCCAAGGCCGAAGGCAAGAAAATGGCTGAGGCCGCTAAGGCCAAGGCTGATGGCATCGTGAGCGCCGCTGAGGCGAAGGCGAGCGCCCTTGTGGCTGATGCCGAAGCGAAGGCAAACAAGGCCGCTCAGGACGCAGCCAGCGCGCTTGAGGCGGCGATTGACGCTGACCGGAAGCGTGCGGGCGCTGCGGCGGACCTGAACGACCTCCTGGCGAAGATCGACGGTGCCAAGGCGAAGCTCCGCGCGCTGGTGGCGTAAGTGCTGCTTCTCACGTCCACAAGCGATCTGATCCGGCTCGTCACATCGAGCGCGGCCGCGATCAAGGTTCATGCGTCCTATGTGGACCTGAGCGGGGCGACGGTCACGCCCGGCCGGACCAACACGTCCATTTCGAGCGCGACGACGACCGATATTGTGGCTTCTCCAGGCTCTGGCGTGCAGCGCAACGTCAAGGGCGTCACGATTTTCAATGACGATGCCAGCCTGTCTTGCAGCGTGCAGATTTCGCACACAGACGGCACGACGGAGGTGGACCTGTGGACGGTCAATCTCGTCGCGGGTCAGGGCGTCCAGTATGTCGAAGGCCGGGGCTGGGAAGTCCTTAGCGGCAACACGCTCGGCAACGCTGTTGACGTGCAGGAGTTCACGAATAGCGGCACATGGACCAAGCCGACAACGTTCACCCCCAAGGTGGTGATTGTCAAGGCCATCGGTGGTGGCGGTGGCGGTGGTGCCGGCGCGTCTCTCGCCACGGCTGTTGTCGCCAAGGGTGGCGGCGGTGGCGGTGGAGGCGGTTGGGTGCGCGGCGTGTTCAACGCTGACGATCTGGCGTCCACCGAGTCTGTCACGCTCGGCGCGGGCGGAACGGCTGGTGCGCGAGGCGCTGCTGGCGCGGCGGGCGGCGCAGGCGGCATCGGCGGCAACACGACTTTCGGAAGCTGGCTGACGGCCTTCGGTGGCGGTGGTGGCGCAGGTGGTGCGATCTCTGCTGCGGTGACGGGCGGTGGCGGGGGCGGCGGTTCTGGTGGTGCCGGCGCATCTGGCTCAACGTCTGGCGGTGCTGGCGGTGTTCCAACGGCTGCGTCCAACGGCGCGGGCGGGCAGGGCGTTACCGGCACGGTTGCCAGCTCCACAACTGGCAATGCGGAATTTGGCGGCGCCGCTGGCGCTGGTAGTGCCAACCCGCCTGTAACCAACTCGCGTGGCGGCTCGTCGCTGCGTGGCGGTGGCGGGGGCGGCTCAGGCGGGCACCACAGCGCGACTCCTGCGATTGTCGCAGGCGGCGAGGGTGGGCGCTCTGGCTCCTACGTGGTCGGCGGCGGCGGCACGGTTGGCACGAGCGGCGCAATCCCGACGGCAGGCGGCAATGGCGCCGATGCAAACTCCGGTCGCGGTGGCGCAGGCGGAGGCGGTGGCGGCACAACCATCACGGCGTCCACAAACGGCGGCGACGGCGGCGATGGTGGCCTTGGCGGTGGCGGTGGGGGCGGGGGCGGCGTCGGCATGAACCCCGGCCTCGGCGGCAACGGTGGCGTTGGCGGTAAGGGCTACTGCATCGTCTACGCGTGGTGATGCGCCGTGGCCCATCCCGGCGCGTTCAGTCCTGATCTGGTTCCGGTCGCGTGGTTCGATCCGGACATGCAGCCGTCAGGCTGGTTTGCCGATGAACTGATAGCGGACGGGGGAACACCCCCCGAACCAGAACCCTCTGAAGGCGGTCTCACCCGCCGCATCATGCAATTGAGACGAGGACGCTAAGTGACCTCACAAATCCAGGTCGTCAACGCCGCGCTTCGCCTGATCGGCACGCGGCGACTGACGGCGCTTGACCAATCGTCTGTCGAAGCCGTCGAGGCTGAGGACGCATGGGATCGCGTGCTTGATGCGACCCTGCGCAGCCATCCGTGGAATTTCGCCATGAAGTTGGCGAGCCTCGCGGCAGATAGCGTTGCGCCTGCGTGGGGCTACACCTCGGCCTATCCTGTCCCGTCGGACTGCCTGCGTGTCTGGCAGGTGGACGGGCTT